AATATTATACGGATGGCCGCTTTCGGGATTCGAATTTGAATTTTGAATTTCTTTATGAAATTACAATATTGCCATTTGGTGTCTCACTATATATAGGACTCCAGTACACCAATTCATAGAACAAGCTGTTAGAGGAGCCGATCGGACCAATTGACCATGGTTCCTACAAGACCATTTAGAATAAATGCCAAAAATTATTTTCTCACTTATCCCAAGTGCTCTCTAACAAAAGAGGAAGCACTTTCCCAATTAAAAAACTTAGAAACCCCAACATCCAAAAAATACATCAAGATCTGCAGAGAGCTTCACGAAGATGGGGAACCTCATCTGCACGTGCTCATCCAGTTCGAGGGGAAATACCAGTGCAAGAATCAGAGATTCTTCGACCTGGTATCCCCAACCAGGTCAGCACATTTCCATCCGAACATTCAGGGAGCTAAATCAAGCTCAGATGTCAAGGCCTACATCGACAAGGACGGGGACACTCTCGAATGGGGAGAGTTTCAGATCGATGGAAGATCAGCAAGAGGAGGACAACAGACAGCAAACGACGCTTACGCCGCAGCACTTAACGCAGGCAGTAAGTCAGAGGCTCTTAGAGTAATAAAGGAACTAGCTCCTAAAGATTTTGTACTACAATTTCATAATTTAAATGCAAATCTAGACAGAATCTTTCAGGAGCCAATGGATGTTTATATTTCTCCTTTTTCTCGTTCTTCTTTTGATCAAGTTCCAGAAGAACTTGAAGTTTGGGCCATCGATAACGTTGTCGATCCCGCTGCGCGGCCTCTGAGGCCTCAAAGTATAGTAATTGAGGGAGACAGTCGTACGGGTAAAACGATGTGGGCTAGGTCATTAGGGCCTCATAATTACCTATGTGGTCATTTAGATCTAAGCCCCAAAGTTTACAGCAATGATGCGTGGTATAACATCATCGATGACGTAGATCCTCACTACCTAAAGCACTTTAAGGAATTCATGGGGGCCCAAAGGGACTGGCAATCAAATACCAAGTACGGAAAGCCAGTTCAAATTAAAGGCGGAATTCCCACTATCTTCCTCTGCAATCCAGGACCTAATTCAAGTTATAAAGAGTTCTTGGATGAAGAGAAGAATAATGCTCTCAAAAATTGGGCTTTAAAGAATGCGATCTTCGTCACCCTCGAAGGCCCACTCTACTCAGGTTCCAATCAAAGTGCAGCACAGGCTAGCCAAGAAGGGGACGAGGCGTCGACGTGTTGATCTCCCTTGTGGGTGTTCATACTTCATAGCATTAGCCTGCCACAACCATGGATTCACGCACAGCGGAACTCATCAAAGCTTCTCAAGCAGAGAATGGCGTGTTTATCTGGGAGATTCAAAATCCCCTGTATTTCAAGATAACAGAACACAACAACCGGCCATTTCTTATGAAAGAGGACATCATCACCGTCCAAATACAGTTCAATTACAACCTGAGGAAAGCGTTGGAGATACACAAGTGTTTTCTAGCCTACCGAATCTGGATGACTTCACAGCCTCCGACTGGGCAATTCTTAAGGGTCTTTAAGACCCAAGTGCTTAAATATTTAAATAATTTAGGAATTATCAGTATTAATAATGTAATTCGTGCAGTTGATCATGTATTATGGGATGTATTAGAACACATTGTATATGTAGACCAATCTTATTCAATAAAATTCAATATTTATTAATTTGATACTGAATCATAAAAATAGATCCGTATCTTCAAAGTAGCATACACAGGGTTAGAGGCGTGAGTACACGCCATATACAACATCAATGCATTTTCAGTATGATTCTCATATTTCCCAGCCTCTTGCTGGTTATAAACAACATAATTATTAACCCTAACAAACTTCTTCACTAATGCCTGTTCCTTTGAAGCGTACTGTCCACCGGTGACAGTTGCATGCCACTTCCTCAACACCTGATAACGATCTCTGTGCATATTCTTAACAGTAGCAGTGCTAGGCTCGTTGTCAAACATATTGAACACCTCTCCAAAGTCTTGTGGCTTGTCAACAGGACGACGGTCACGAACAAGAAAAAACATGACACTGTTCGTATGATTCTTGGTCTTGATGTTCTCATCCATCCATATCTTCCCCAAAACGTAAACAGACTTAACACAAAAACGCTTACCAACTCTATGGGTCAGCCCGGTTCCACGAGTGACATCACTAATACACATGACCTTGCCTATATGGACTACATCGTGTCTGGACTCAAACGACTGGACCTTACATGGGCCTTCACATCCTCTAGGGACATCTGGACTTCTGTACATCCTGTACATCCTGGGCTTTCTGTTCATGGGCCTGTTCGCCCATGCTTTTGCTTTGGTGACGCGGACAATGGGGGCAACAGCACGGCTCACATATGGGCTGTCGAAGTTGAGACGGCGACGTACCTTCGAAGCGGGAGTGGAAATGATTATATCTGCTGGTCGCTTCGACATAATTTCTAGCCCTAATAACTGAAATTAAATCCCTGATTAAATCGTAACCGACTGTGTCAGGAAAATAAGTCTTTTCTACTAACTGAAGATATTTAACTGCTAACATACATCTAAAACCGTGTACGGTTTCAGGAAACTCGTTTACTAGTGGATCCCACATAGTGCGAATTTACAATGCTTAGTGACCAAGTATAAATAAGACAACTAGTTTTAAATAAGCTCTGAGGGAACAAGGTCATTGGCCAACATGTAAGTGTGGAGGGGACCACTTTAAAAATTTGCGCGGCCATCCGGT